CGCAACAGCCGATCCTGGATCCCTTGGGAAAATGGATCCTGTTACCCGTGTTCGTCGTGGATTCTGTGATCCGGTGAGGGTGTTTGTGAAGGACGAGCTCCTGACAAAGGAGAAAAATGATAAGGCACCCCGGATGATAATGATTTTGAGTGCAGTGGACCAGTTGGTTGAACGATACCTGTTTGGTGGTCAAAACCAACAGAATGTGATGAGCTGGAGGGACATCCCGAGTAAAATCGGAATGGGTTTTGAGGACGGCGACGCGTCGACGCTACATGCTACCGTGTCTGAGTTCAAGAACCCTTGTCACTCCGACCTTTCTGGGTATGATTTCACAGAAAACCAGCGGGACCTGTATGCTGATTGCGCCTTGCGCGTTGATCGAAGCGGAGTTGGTGGTACGGTTTTTGAGAATATGATGTATAACCGTGTGTCTTGTCTCGGTAGCTCGGTGTTTGTGTTATCGGACGGCACTATGCTGTATCAATCGCAGCCTGGCATACAAAAATCAGGAAGCTATAATACTGGATCCACTAATTCTGTTACGCGTGTGCTCAGTGCTTGTATGGTTGGTTCCCCTGGCTGCGTTGCCATGGGTGATGATGCCGTCGAGGATTGGCCTGGCGGTGATGCTGTGTCGGCTTATGCCGAACTTGGGAAGGTTGTGAAAGTGTTTGGGGAATGTGAGAAACCCCTGGTGTTCGAATTCTGTTCACATGCATTTTATCCTTCTCATTGTGTGCCTGTCAGTTGGACGAAGATGGTCGCGGGGTTCTTGGATGATCCCAGTGAGCTCAAATACAACCAGTTGAAGTATGAGTTGAGACATCTGCCTGAATTGGGCGATGTTTTGAGGTTAGTGGCGGATGTGTTACCCGCCTCTTCCTCTTGGTACTGAGAGGTAAACCCTGAGCCGCGTGGTCCCGCCGCGGCTCGCTCAGAGGAAGGGAAGGTTGGTATTTTCGCTTTGGTGGAGGGCGAAAACATGGCGCGCAAGAAGAAGACTGCGCAGC